TGCCAACGAAGCCGCCAAAACAGCGGATAATTACATCAGCGCCGATTCCACCGGAATTATGGTATCCGAGAACAAGGGTGCCGCCAAGGAAACCCCGAGTAATGCCACCAAGAACAACGTGCTGATTACAGAGAAGGACGTGCAGATTCGGAACGGGCAGAAAGTAGTAGCAACGTACGGGGACACTATTACACTCGGCGAAAAAACTGGAGAACATGCAGCATTCACGAACAGTGGATTTTCGGTATCAAGTAAAACGAACGAACAGTTCTCAGTAAAAGGATTTTACGAGGGAGAATTATTCCGTGATAGTTGGGTGAAGAATGCGGAGAACCCGAACCACGTGTTAGACGTTGATTGGTTAAAAACGCAGATACTCACTGCAGGAAAATATGACGAAACCTTTAAAACGACGTTTGTTTTAAAGGAACCGCCGCAAAGAGTGGCGTTCATATTCAAAGATGGTTCTGAGATGGAAGTTCTTCCGATTGGAAAATCAGAGAATATGTATTATACCGCAGGAGAAAACGATAGCAACGGTGAAACGGTACGGATAATTATAGTTGCAACACAAAGTTCAAGCACGATTCCATGGGAAAACATCGCATGTCTATATGTTGACTACAAAATAGGCTACAATCCTGCAACAGTGCGAATTGGAGCAGGAGCAACAAAAGACGTTAACATGGAATCAAACGGAACGTATTATGATTATAAGGCGCTCAAAATCGGAAAAGGTCAAAACCGTGAAGGACTCTGGGAAAACGAGAACGCATTAGAGGTGAACTTCGACGGAACGACAAGTATAGGTGGCTCGCTGAACGTTAATGGGGACACACAAACGCAAGTATTAGTTGCCGGGCAGATTGGTTGCAGCGGAACAATCAATTGCGGAGAGCTTATAGCGGCAGCAGGACCGGAAGGGGAAGAAGTATCATTCACAACAACGGTATCCGGCACCGGAACCGCCAAAGCTACCACCGGAAGTGTAAGCATAAAACCGAAATGGTGGCGGTGTGGGAACATTGTACAAATGGAATTCGGTGTTGAGACGACCGGAGCGGTTAATCCTGGCAAGAATCTTGCCACCGGAACCATTATCGGAATTCCTCGCCCGGTCACAACGAATGGACTCCGAGCCGCGTCTTACTATGGCAACAATGCAAACGTGCTTTTTGTGTCGCAAGAAGGCAATTTCACAGTTCGAAATTGCGGAAGTGATGCGCTTGAAAAAGGTAATAATGCTAATGGAATTTTCACCTACATCACGGACGGCTTCATCCTTGGGAGGTAGGGTTCAAAATTTTCTCAAAAAATTTCTGAAATATGCTTGACATATTACTTAATATGATATATAATATAGACAGTTGATAAGGAAACGAGTCAGCGAGTTATGGGCAAGCATAGAAAGGAGACAGCATGAACGAACCTATGACAGACAAGCAGATGGACGTAATCCTTAACCTTGTAGCAGACAAGTTCGAGTCTTGCAAGGACATGGAAGAAGTAAAGAAAGCCATTGCAGAAGTTCGAAGCATGGCGAAGAAAGGCGAATAAAAAAAGAAGCCCAGCTTGAAAAGCTGAACTTCTAATATCCAGGGTGTCAGGCTTGCCACTGGCACCCACTACCTACACTTATTATAACAGGAACGGGAAAAATGACAAGCGAAAAAAAGTTTGACCAAATAAAATACCAAAACGAATACAACCGAAAAAATTATGACCATATCAATATCATGGTTGCCAAAGGAAAGAAAGATATCGTAAAAGCGAAAGCCAAGGAAAAAGGCGAAAGCATGAGTGAATACATATGGAAAGCCGTAGAAAAAAGACTTCAAGAAGATGAATAACCGAAAAGCCACCCGAAGAGGTGGTTTTTATTAGAAAAAAATAAATATAAATCCTCGAATTTTCTTGACAATACACCGAAACGGTGCTATAATATACTTGTAAGTTAAAGAGGTCAAGCAAGAAAGGAGGAAACAATGAGCCGAAAGAAAGCCAAAAAGAAAAGCTCCAATGACGATGCTAAGGACATCATCAAAGGAGCGGTAGGGTCGGCGTTAGGTGCCGGTCTCTACAAGGCTGTTGAGTACATTCTTCACATGCTACTCAAATAGCAAACCCAAGGGGGACGAAAGTCCCCCTCTCATGGCAAATTATAACAGGCTCATTGATAGATTGCAATGGACAAGTACACGGTAACAGCGGCAGTTCTTGGATTTTTCCTTACAATCTATTTCAGTAGAAAAAGGAGGAAGAAATGAATTGCAAAGAATTAAGAGCTCTGACTGGATTGAGTCAGAAAAAATTCGGGGACTTGTACAGCATCCCATTACGAACAATCCAAAACTGGGAACAAGGAACAAATGAAGCTCCGGAATACGTATTACTTCTGCTTGAAAGAGCGGTCAGAGAGGATTTCAAAACTGAATAATCGAAAAGCCACCCGAAAGGGTGGTTTTTTCGTGCCAAATTTAGGAAAGGAGGGATGCGTATGGGACAGCCTATCATGGTATCCATGTCAGACATTCTGCTTCTTGCCGGCGCGATCGTCACCATCTCAGCGGCGGTAAAAGTAGTTTGCGAGGCAATCGAGCGAATCCGAAAGCCGAACAAAACACAGGATGCACGAATCGCCGAGCTGGAGAGTAAGAGCGTGAAAGACTTCAACCGGCTCAACAAGCTGGAAGAGGGAAATATCGTCACTCAGCGGGCACTGCTGGCGCTGTTGGCGCACGGAATCGACGGCAACGACATCGAAGCAATGCGCAAAGCAAAAGCAGAACTGACAGACTACCTAATTGAACGTTAACGAATGAAAGCCCGGAACGGGCGGAAATTGGAGGAAAAAATGGACATGACAACTATTACTCAGTATTTTGTGCCACAGATTGTGGCATTTTGCTTATGCGTTGGCTACATCATGAAGCGGTGGCTGCCGATGGATAACAAATGGATTCCGACGGTTCTTTTTGTAATTGGAATTATCTGCGGCATGGCAACATCCGGAATGAACTTCGATGCCATCGTATTCGGTGCGGTATCCGGTCTTGCATCCGTGGGACTGAATCAGTCCTTCCAGCAGGCGCTGGGTCTCAATGTGCGGCCGAACATCGAGATTACCGATGACGAGGTACAGGATTACGAACTGGCAGAGGAAGAAGACGAGGCAGAGGACGAAGAAGAAGGTGAAGCAGATGAGTAAAACAATTTCCGTACAGTGTGGCCACGGTGTAAGTATTGATGGTTCTTGGGATTCCGGTTGCGTGTATAATAAATATACCGAAGCCGGGTTAATGCTCAAAATCACACGTGCAGCTGTAAAGTATCTGAGAGCTGCAGGCATCAAGGTTATTTCGGACGCCGATCACGGCAATAACAAAAACATGATTGAAGATGTGCGCTGGGCGAACCGGGTAGGCTGCGATTTGTATGTCTCCATTCACTGCGATTACAGCGGCGCCCCGAAGGGAGTAATGCCGTTGTACGTGTCCGGAAGCGGGAAGAAGCTGGGCAAGTGCCTTGAAAAATCCATCAAGGCAGACATGAAAATGAAATCCCGGGGCGTGCAGAAGCGGACGGACCTGTGGGAGCTGAACGGCACGGACATGACCGCGTGCATCCTGGAGACCGGAAGCATTAAAGGTGATTTGGCGACGCTGAGAGACCATCCGGATAAATACGGAAAAGCAATTGCAAAAGGAATCTGCAGCTATCTGGGGGTAACGTTCCAGGCAAGCAAAAAGAAACCGAAGGCAGAGGTGTACCGGGTCCGCAAAACGTGGAAGGACACAAAGAGCCAGAAGGGCGCATTCAAGGACTTAGCAAATGCAAAGAAGTGTGCCGATAAAAACGGCTATTCTGTTTTTAACAGCAAGGGGAAGGAAGTGTATCGTGGCAAAAAGTAGGAAGATTAACAGAACTTATGTTGTTATCAAGGCGGACCCCCTGCGGGTCAAGCCTTCGTATAAATCGAAACTGAAAAAGACTCTTTCAGTCGGAACAAAGGTTCACGCAACGAGAATTAAAGGATACTACATCTATGTTCCGGCGCTTAAGGGCTGGACGATTTGGAAGGACAGCAAAGGACATAAATATGTCCGTCTGGTATCCGTGCCGAAAAGCACAAAAGCGGACAAGCTGCTGGCAGCACTGAAAACCAATGCCGCCAAAATGATTAAGGCGCATGTGCGTTATTCGGCGAACCACGCTTGTAAAAGCCTGGCAAGCGCCTTGAAAAACAAGCGGACGAATTGCGCCACCTTTGTATCCTTCGGCTTGCAGTCCATCGGCGTGCTGCCGAAAGGAAAATACATTTGGCTGGACACAAAGATTCACGGCTCCGGCAGCTCTCGCATCCGGAAAAAAGCAAAGATTGCATATCCTCGAAAATCGTGGAAATCCGCAAAGCTGAAGAAGGGGGACATCTGCGGTTTCGCCAACAAGCCGCATACCATGGTCTATGCCGGTAAAAGCAAACACGGATATCCGCTGTGGTATTCGGCGGGCGGTTCCGATGTAAAGGCGAAGAACTACGGACCGAAACGAAAGAAGTCCTATGAGAAGCGGAAAATCTACGTGCGGATTCGGTTGAAATAAGTGGACACAAAACGGGTGGAGAAATCCACCCGAATTTTTTTACGAAAAATCGAATATAGGTATTGACATATGACTGATATAGGTGTATACTATAGACAT